TAAGGAGGAAACTATGGCAAAAACATATCAATACTGCGTAGCAGAAAACTGGGGAAAAGGATTTATTGATCACGATGAATCTCATAGAATAACTTTTAAAAGTTATCCTGGTGATGTTTGGCAAATACCCGCATATAATAAACATGGTAATCTTTGGATTGCTAAAGTTGCAGGTGCTGTTAAAACTAAAGATCAAGCTCAATCTATCGTTACTGATAAAGTAAATGGATATAAAACAGCTTGGGATAATGATAATGTTGATGGCGAATCATCTGATGAAAAAATTGAAAGATTAGGTGCAAGGCCAACTGATATTACATTGGAGGAATAAAATTTAAATGTCTGATTACAAAACCATTCATGGGACTACAATTAAAAACTATTCTACTGATCCCGATAATCCAATTGAAGGACAAGTGTGGTTTGATGAAACTGCCTATGCTTTGCAGTATCAAATACCTAATGTAACTGCAGCTGGAACCTGGAGAACTGGTGGAAATACAAATTTAGGACGAAGATATGGTTCAGGAACTGGAACACAAACAGCTGCTTTATTAGTTGGAGGTTATCAACCAGGTCAACCTAATTCAGGTAATTTAGCTCAAACAGAAGAATATAATGGTATTTCTTGGTCGGAGTCTGGTGATTTATCAACTGGTAGATATAATATAAGTAGTATTGGAATACAAACAGCTGCTTTAGCGGCTGGAGGTCATCCACCTTATTATAATAATACTGAAGAATACAATGGAAGTAGCTGGACTGCAGGAGGAGATTTAAACACTGGAAGAATGGGTCATGCAGGTAACTTTGGAACTCAAACAGCAGGAATAATGGCTGGAGGTTTTGTGCCTCCAGGTGAAACTGGAACAGATGTAGTAGAATCTTATAATGGATCCGCTTGGACAGAAGTTAATGATTTAAATTTAGCTAGAGGATATGCTGGAGGATCTAATCAATCTCCATCAACAGATGGTGTAATTTTTGGAGGAGGTACAGCACCAATGAATGGTAATCTAAAAAATGAAACAGAAACTTGGAATGGAACTTCATGGACAGAAGTTGCTAATTTAAATTCAGGTAGATGGTCTCTTGGAGGAGGTGGAACTAGTTCGACATCTGCTGTAGGTTTTGGTGGAGCTCCTTATTCTGGAAAAACAGAACAATGGAATGGGACTGCATGGTCAGAACAAAATGATTTAGCGGCAGGAAGAAATTATTTAACAGGTTGTGGAACAACAAGTGCAGCTTTAGCTTTTACAGGTGAACCTGGTCCTGGAGCAAGTCCTACAACATCAACAGAAGAATGGACTACTGACGTACCAGTTGGTGCTTGGGCTACTGGTAATAATATAAATACTGCTAGAGGAGCTTTAACTGGATTTGGTACACAGACTGCAGGGCTTATTTGTGGAGGATATACTGGAACTGCAAATTCAGCTGCAACCGAACTTTATGATGGATCTAGTTGGACTGAAGTTAATGATTTAAATACTGCTAGAAATTACATTAGTGGATTGGGAACTCAAACTTTAGGTTTAGTTTTTGGAGGAGAACCTGGAGACACTGCAACAGAAGAATGGGATGGCACAAATTGGGCTAATGGAGGTAATTTAAATACAGGTAGGCAAGGATTAGGAACTGCTGGAATACAAACTGCTGGTTTAGGTTTTGGTGGAGGTGATCCTAATGGAAATAAATTTGATCAAACTGAATCTTATAATGGATCTGCTTGGACAGAAGTCAATGATTTAAATACAGATAGAGCTTTTGTAGGAGGAGTAGGAACATCAACAGCTGCTTTAGCTTTTGGTGGACAAGCACCTCCAGGAGTTACAGCAGTAACAGAGTCTTGGAATGGAACTTCATGGACAGAAGTTGAAGACTTAAACACTGCAAGAAAAACTTTAGGACAAAATGTAGGAACATCACCAGGGGCTTTAACTTTTGGAGGAGATACAGGTTCTACAGTAGCGATTACAGAAGATTGGAATGGAACAAGTTGGGTAGAAGTTGGAGATTTAAATACTGCTAGTAGAGCAATGGGAGCAGGTGGAACTCCAACAGCTGCGTTTAAGGCAGGAGGTTATTCAGGACCAGGTGCAGCTTTAAATGCAACAGAAGACTGGAGCGGTACAAGCGTTGTAAATAAAACTTTAAATACGAGTTAATATGGCAGAATACAAAGACATACACGGAACTAATATTGAAACTGTAACATCAGATCCATCAAATCCTGTTGTTGGACAAATGTGGTATAATTCAACTTCTAGAACATTAAAAGGTTTTATACTTTCACCTGCTTCTTGGGCAAGCGGTGGAAACATTAATTCTGATGGTCACTTTCAAGCTGGAGGAGCTGGAATACAAACAGCTGGTTTAATTGCTGGAGGAGGAACTCAATGGCCTGGAGTAGGAGTAACTGATAATACAGAAACTTATAACGGAAGTTCTTGGACTGAAGTAAATAATTTAAATGAAGCTAAAAGAAATTTATCTGGTTTAGGTTTAACAACTGCAGCTTTAGTATGTGGAGGAGGACCACCTGCTAAAGTAGATACAGAAACATGGAACGGTACTAGTTGGACTGAAGTAAATAATTTAAATACTGCTAAGGATAATGGCCCTGGAGTAACTGGAATTTTAACAGCAGGCATTGCTTTTGCTGGTGAAGGAGCACCAGGTGCAAAACTTGCAAATGCAGAAACATTTAATGGAACTAGTTGGACTGAAGTTGGAGATTTAAATACTGCAAGATTTGCTTTAGGAGCGGCAGGCACATACACTGCTTGTTTAGGTTTTGGAGGTAGTGCAGATTCACCAGCGGACGGTGGTGAAGTAGAATCTTGGAATGGAACTAGTTGGACTGAAATTGCTGATTTAAATACTAATGGTAGAGAAGGTGTATCTGGTTTTGGATCACAAACATCTGCTTTAGCTTCTGGTGGAAGCACAGCTAACGTTGAATTATGGAATGGTTCTTCGTGGGCAGAACAAAATAATTTACCTGCAATTTTAAGTAATAAGGGTCCAGCACAAAACAGTCCGGGATCACTTGGTATGGTGGCAGGTGGTTTTTATGGCCCTGGTATTAATGTTGTTCAAACTACTTATGAATGGACTGGTGAAACAGAGTCAACAATAACTTTTGACGTATCTTAATACTTTACAAGTGTTTTTAAAAAGTATATATTAACAAAAATGGAGAAAGACATGAAAAAAGATATTAAAGATCTTATACAAAAAGAAGAGAATAACTTAAACAATTTGTTAGAGCCAACAGATCTATCCGATTTTAAAAGTATGGTAGACGAGCTTCGAGATACATGGACCAAGAAACAAATGTTTAGAACAGAAACTGAAGCAAGGTTTTCTGTATTACAAGACAATCGTTATCCAACTAAAGCTGCAAAGTATTGGCAGTGTGTTAGAGAACAATCAAGTTATTTAGACAATCTTATGTCTTTGTCTTTTGATTATAGAAGAAATGATGCAAAAATTAAATGGTTAGAGAAAAAAGTAGATACAGAAAAAGATGAATATAAGTTAAGTAAATATGAAATAGATTTAGATGAGTGTCGTTTTGGTAAAGCTTCTATGGAAAAAGTTGCAAGACATAGAATGCGTGAAATTAAAATGTGGTCTAAATTAAAAAAAGAATTTAATGATGGATCATTTAATGATCAAGATGTTAATCAACATCAATTAGAATCATATGGTTTAATGTACGCTGGAAAATCAAGAGCAATAAATGATCATACTTCAGAAGCAGAAAGATTTAATATTTTAGGACAACTTCAATCTTTACAAAGAATTAAAAAATCAGGTGAACTAGAAAATAAAACTGAAAAAAAAGAAGAACTTCCAAAATATGGAAAGCCAAACTCTTAAATTTGATTTTGTATTCTTAGGTCAATGTGTTTTAAAATACCAAGTTCCTTTGGATATTTTTACTACAATAAATTCATTATATGAAAGTAATATTAATAATCTACATTCAGCTAATAAACAATTAGTTGGCAAAATAGAAAATGAACATTCTTTATTTTATAGTGGAAAAGATGAATCTAAAATTAAAAGACATAATGTGTTACCTTTAAATATTACAGATTATTTTATGTCCGTTTTTAAACACTATTTAACATTTAATAAAATTAAAGATTATGATTTACATTTAAATTCTATTTGGGTTAATGAAATGAAAAAGCACGAGTATAATCCTACACATGTTCATAGAGGTATGTTATTTACAGGTTTATCTAGTGTAATGATTTTAAAATTACCCTCAACATATGGTAAAGAATATTCAGCGTCGAACATACCACAGAATGGTAGACTACAAATATTAGGAGCTGCGAATGGTCAGTTTGCAAAAATAGATTATCAACCACCAATGAACCTTAGAGATTTTTATGTTTTTCCATATGATATGAGACATTGTGTTTATCCTTTTAATGGGACCGATGAAATTAGAAGAACACTTGCTGCAAATTGTGATGTTCAATTTGATCCAATAAAAAATAGAGGTGCCGCATGATAACAGAACCACGTTGGAAATCTTATATTGTTGAAACAACACAACCAATTTTTACACCAAAACAATGCCAAATGATTATTGATGCAGGAAGATCTCAACCTAAAATAAAAGCAAAGGTAGGAGAAGATAAAAGTGTTAAAGGTGGGGTCTTAAATACTAAAACAAGAACTTCACATATTAGTTGGATACCATTTAAAAATATGCCAGATATGTATCGAGATATAGAAAGAATAATGAAACAAACTAATGGTAATCATTTTGGTTTTGAAGGAATGCAAATAACAGAAAATGCACAGTATACAGAATATCCAGAAGGTGGGTTTTATGATTGGCATGTTGATAATGATGTTAATATGTCTAATGAACCACCTGTTAGAAAAATATCTATGACTTGTTTATTATCTCCTGAAACAGAATATGTGGGAGGAGATTTAGAATTAATGACTGAAAGTAAAATTGCAAAAATTAAACAAGGACACGCTATATTTTTTGCCTCTTTTATTAGACATAGAGTTACACCGGTTATACAAGGTAATAGAAAATCTTTAGTGATGTGGTTTGGAGGACCTCCTTTTAAGTAATGTTTAGAGAACTGTATTTTCCAACACCTATTTATATTGCAGATATAAAACACCCAACTCTTAATCAAGAGTTAGAAAGAGACATTGTAGCTTGGGCAAATAAAGACAAAGGTATTAATAGAACTAATATTAATGGTTGGCATTCAGAAACTAATATGAGTGAATTACCTGAGTATCGTAAATTAGTTAAATTGTTATATGAATCACAAAGAACTATATATGAACAAGAACATTTAGATAGTGAACCTTATTTAGGAAACATGTGGGCAAACATTAATCCACCTGGCGGAATGAATAGAGCACACATACATCCAAATTCTTTATGGTCTGGCGTTTATTATATTAAAGCTGAACCTAACTCTGGTCATTTAAAAATAGATGATCCAAGAGCTGCAGCATCAATGTGTAGGCCAAGACAAAAACCAGGACAGTCTCCTGTTAGATTATGGAGAGAAACACATTTTGAACCTAAAGCAGGTAGATTAATTATGTTTCCTTCTTGGTTAACTCATGCTGTTGATCCAAATGAATCTAATGATATAAGAATATCAGTATCATTTAATTTTATGCAAAAGTGTATGGTAGTATAATGTTTCAAACTAAAAAATATCAAGTTATTAAAAAAGCTGTGTCTTACGAATTAGCTAATTTTATATTTAATTATTTTTTACTTAAACGTGATGCTGTTGATTTTATGTATAAAAGTAACATTCATTCACAATCTAGTTTGTTAGGAACTTGGTCTGATAAACAAGTACCTAATACTTATTCTAGTTATGGTGATTTTGTAATGGAAACGTTGATGATGAAAGTTTTACCAACTATGCAAAAAGAAACAGGATTAAAATTAGTTCCAACATACTCTTATGCTAGAGTATATAAAAAAGGAGATATATTAAAAAGACACAAAGATAGACCTAGCTGTGAAATATCTACTACAGTACATTTAGGTGGAGAACCTTGGTCTATATTTATAGATGGCACAGGTCAAAATAATGTAATAGATGAGTACAAAAATATACATAAACCTAATGCTCCAAAAGGTACAGAAGTCTTGCTTGATGTTGGCGATATGCTAGTATATAGTGGATGCGATTTAGAACATTGGCGAGAGCCATTTAAAGGAAACATATGTGGTCAAGTATTTTTACATTACAATCATGTAAATGGCCCATTTGCTGATAAAAATATATTTGATGGAAGACCTATGTTAGGTATTCCTAAATTAAAATAATGAAGCTATATGTTACAAAAAGTAAAATTTGCACCAGGATTTAATAAACAAGTCACATCAACGGGCGGTGAAAGCCAATGGGTTAATGGTGACAATGTTCGTTTTAGATATGGTTCACCTGAAAAAATAGGCGGTTGGTCACAATTAGGATCTGTTGATATTACAGGACGTAATACAGCAATTCATCACTTTGTTAATACATCAGGTATCAAGTACGCAGCGTTAGGCACAAACAGAATTTTATATGCATACTCGGGTGGTATTTTTTATGACATACATCCAATCAAAGCTACAACAACTTTAACAAGTGCATTTACTACAACTAACGGATCTTCAACTGTAACATTAACTTTTTCTTCTGATCATAATATAAATCAATTTGATATTATATTATTAGATAATTTTTCATCTATAACTAATTCTAATTTTAATTCAGCAAATTTTGATGATAATAAATTTATGGTTCAATCGATACCAACTTCAACAACTATTACTATAGATGTTGGATCAAATGAATCTGGATCAGGTGCATCTACATCTGGTGGTATTAGAGTTAGACATTACTATCCTGTTGGACCAGCAGTAGAAGTTGCATCTACTGGATTTGGACTTGGTCCTTGGAGTGGTTTTAAAACAGGTCAATTTACATCAACATTATCATCATCAATAAATACAAGTGTAACATCTTTAACTATGGCTAGTTCAACTTCTTTTCCATCTTCTGGAACTGTATTAATTGATAATGAATTAATTACTTATACTAGTAACAGTGGTGGCACATTATCTGGATTAACAAGAGGTGCATCAGGTACAACAGCTGCATCACATTCATCAGGCGCTACAGTAACGGATGCATCAAACTTTTTTGCATGGAACGCTGCAGCATCAGGAGACGTAATAACAGCACCTGGACTTTGGTCACTAGATAATTTTGGAAATAAATTAATTGCAACAATAAACGGCGGTGAAAGTTTTGAATGGGATTCAAATGGATCTGTAACAACAAGAGCTAGTATTATAACAAGTGCACCAACTGCATCTGCATTTAGTATAGTGTCTACTCCAGACAGACACTTAGTATTTTTTGGAACAGAAACAACAATAGGAACTAAAACAACACAAGACCCTATGTTTATAAGATTCTCTTCTCAAGAAGATATTAATACCTACACACCATCAGCAACTAATACTGCAGGTACACAAAGACTTGCAGATGGATCTAAAATAGTTGGAGCTCTAAGAGGTAGAGATGCAATTTACATTTGGACTGACACAGCATTATTTATTATGCGTTTTGTTGGTCCACCATTTACTTTTTCATTTCAACAAGTTGGTACTAACTGTGGACTGATAGGACAGAACGCAGCTGTAGAAGTTGATGGTACAGCTTACTGGATGTCAGAGAATGGTTTTTTTAGATACACAGGTAAACTAGAATCACTACCATGTTTAGTTGAAGATCATGTATTTGATGATATTAACACAATACCTAAACAACATATTAATGCAGGCTTAAACAATTTGTTTGGTGAAGTTATGTGGTTTTATCCTAACTCAGGTTCAGGAACAGTTAATAGAATGGTTGCATATAATTATCTAGATTCAAGTCCCGAGCGACCAGTATGGACTAGTGGAACATTAGCTAGAACAGCGTGGCAAGATTCTGCTGTATTTGGTAAACCTCACGCAACAGAATATGATGAAGATGGCACAACTGCAACCACAGATACTAATTATATTTTTGGTAATCAAGATGGAACATCAACTTATTACGAACATGAAACAGGACTAAACCAAGTTAAAGAAGGTCAGACAACTGCTATTACTGCATCAATTGAATCTGGAGATTTTGATATTGGCCAACAAGGACTTGCTGGTGATGGTGAGTTTATGATGAAAATAAGAAGAGTCATACCAGATTTT